GACATCAAGGTTGAAAGCGTAGATGTTGCCGTTCTCAAAGTCGCCGACGATGATCGTGCCGCCGAAGTTGCATTGGCAGTTCGACCGGTGCCTGAACTCGTTGTCGTTGCCACTGGCGCGTTCGTGCCAGGCTTGCACCGCTACGTCGTACACCCAGGTCTTGCTGGCCGATGGGAAATTCAAAACGTAGAAGGCGTGGCCCTCTTGCTGGTAGGTGTAGGCCAGCGCGTCGGAGATGTTGCCGTACTGCGCAATAGCGTACTCAACCGCATGAGTGGAGACGCGCAGTCCTGCGTAGCCGTTCACCTTGTAGACAATGCCCTGGCCGCGAGCGTCGGTGCCCAGCCAGAACAGCGCGTTGTCGAGCTTGGCAACCGAGTAGGGGGCTACGCACCCGATCTCGTTGAACGCGCCTTGGATGGGCGTCAGGGGGAACCCGGTAAGCCCAGCGTTGTACCAGACCTCAGTCGAGTCGGTGCCAAACACCCAAAGCTGCCGGTGATCCACGTTGATCGCCACCACACCGTCAGGCGAGCCATCCGCAGGGGCGACCGTCAGAGGGTCGAACACCAACGGGTATATCTGCACCGGCGGCGTAGTCAGGGTTTGCGTGACCACAGACCACAAGTTCTGACTGTTTGGCTCGTTGAAGACAAACAGCGTATCGATGTACGCGACAGTGACAGCGCCGGCAAAGTCGGGACTGGTGATTGCATCGAACGAGCCTGTTGGCTCATGATAGGTGTAGCTTGGGCCGTTGCAGGCAAAGAATATGGTGGCGCCGTTGTCCGCGATGGACACCGGGCCTGTACCCGACACAGTGCCAAGCAGTTCAGGCGTTGCCGTGGTGCTGGTGAGCTTGTAGACCTCAATGCCGGAGACGACATAGAAGTCCGTGCCGTTGGTCTGGTGCGCCCACAAGCCCCGGATAGGCCCAGTGCCAACCGTCTGGAGGAACTCCAATCCTGGGGCGCGGTTCAAGAACCCCGCTTCCTTGCCGCCATCAGGGGTGGCTTCTGGGAAGAGGTTTACCATGCGATTGTCCGCAGCGTTGATGCTGCGGGCAATGTATGACTGGCCCAGGATGGGGGTCTTAATTTCCGGCTCCAGGCAGATTAAACATACTTAGTAATTGCCTGCAAAAATATTATATCTTTGTCTAGAAGCTACGATGCTGTACGGCAGCGACATGATGTCATCCGGGTTGTTGATCCGCTTCAGGTTGCGCTTGGATGTCATGGCAATCCGCGAGACTTGCGGCGACGGCTCGACGCCAAACTCAGCAGCGATCTCACACGCTAGGCAGTACCGAAACGCCCGCAGGTAGCCTGGCGGGAAGGACAACACCGTCGCCAGCGTGGCCGGTTGATCCAACTCAGTCACCGAAACGAAGTGCCACTCCAGCACCTTGGTAGGCACCGGGTAAACGTACATCTCAATGTCGGGGTAGTTCATGTTGATCCAGATCACCTGTGGATAGGTGCTGGTCACAGTCTTTACCGCGATGCCGTTGTACTGCTGCTGGTTGATGATCTTGATGCCAAACGAGATGCCGTTTGCCGGGTCTTTGAAGTAGGTCGAGTCATCCAGCAGGATGGGCCGGTTGCCAACAAAGTCGCCAGTCGGGCCAAGCGTGCGGCTGATAAAACCAGGAAGCCAGCTGAACACCTGATCCTGGGTGCTGAACACCGCCAGACGTTCGGTGCTCCATGAATCAATCATCTGATTCATGGCGGTAAGCGCATCCTGCGACGTAGATGCGGATGGCGTCTCACCCTCGGCAAGCTGGCCGATTAGGCGCAGCGCCCCGTTGATCTGGTCCCCGGCGGTGGTACTCATTCAGCAGGCTCCTTGCGGCGGCGGCGAAGCTCGTTCACCGGCTCGCCTGGAGTATATCGTACCCAGCCGTTCTTCTCATCTTGCTCGGCCTCAAGTTCCGCAATTGCGACCTTGGTGCCGTGTACAGGGTGCTTCAGATAGATTACCACAGATCGCCCCTAGAATTTGTGCCCCCTACGCCTTGTGAGCGTAGGGGGCGGGCCTATTAGGCCACGCGGTACACAGTGTACGCAGCAGTGTCCGTTTTGCGGAACAAGAACTGCGCTGCGCCGCCAACGCCAGCAGCGCTGCCGGTGATAGCAACAACCAAGTTGCCAACCGCAGTGATGCCGGTGCCCACAACCACCGTGATCAACCCGGTCGAAGTACCCAAGTTGATGATCGTCAACTCAAACGTGCTGTTGACCTTTGAGTTGGTAAACACCGCGTCAATCAAGGTAGCAGTCGGAAGCGTGTATGACGCCGCCGTGGTGGACGGGTTGCCCACCAAAATGCCGCCAGTAACTTGCGCAGCAGTCAGAGTCGCCGTGGCAGTCGCCGTCTGGGGCGCTGCTTGAACGCCCATGATGATTTCGTTGGTGTTGCCATCGGTGAATTGGTATCCACCACCTGAGTTAGGGAGAGCCATGATGATTTCCTTTAGATGTTGCCATCGGTGATGGTTCTGTCAGGCCGCGACACTAGGACCAAGTAAACTTGGGCCGCAGTCGGGGTGATAGACGCCGCCGTGTTGTTGCTGAACGTGATTGCAAGGGTGTTCGCCGCAGAGACCCGGGAGCCAACAATGCCCAAACCAGCTTGCGTCGTGGGCTTGTTGACAAGAACCATGTCACCGGGAAGAAGACCGTTAACCGTGAACGTCTGTTCTGCCGTCGTGTTGAGCACGATGAGAGCAGGCGACAAGGTTACGCTAATGACGGCCTGTTTAACCAGATTGCCAAGAACGTAACTCATGATTAACCCCAGAGGCGCACGGCCATAGGTGCGCGGATGACGTTGAACCCGTACAGAACGTCGATACGACAAGGCATACGGTCATTGTTGATGTCGTACTGGCGAACAATACGCAGCGAAATGCCGTTATGGACTTGGCGCGAAGCCATGTCCACACCTTGCGGCAGCAAGAGGTCAGCCGTAGCGAATGTGATCGCGTTCTTGTGGTAGATCAGATTCTGCGGGTACGCCGTAGAAGCCGAGCCAACAAACGTAACCGCAGCGTTATCCGCCGGGAACGCATTGATTGTTGCCAGAGCGTTGGCAGACGTGTACATTGCGGGTGAAACCGCAATGCTAGTCCAAGCGCCGCTTGACGCCGTGTTGGCCGCTGTTACAACGAACTGCTGCAAGCTGCCGGTAGACTGGCGGGTTTGCGGGTTGACGCTAAACACGTTGGCAACAGTGAACACATCACCGACAGTGACCGTGGCCGAACCGGTGCCGCCGTCAATGCTGATGGTTGCCTGGCCCTCAGTGCTAACCGCGCCATTGACAAGGATCGTGTCCGTCGTAGAACGTGACCCAGTGGTGTGGTTCACAATTGACTGCGACATGTTGACTTCGTCGTAGCCCAGAACACCAGTGCCCATCATGCCTGCCGTAAATTGGCGGGAAATGGTGCCGGTTGGGTTGAAGAAGCCCTTCATGCCTTCAACCAAGTTCGCGTTGGCGGCGGGGTTAACCGTAGCGTAGCGATCGTTCATCGGAGCAGCGTACTCATTCAACTTCTGGTTGCCTTGCAGCAAAACCAGCGAGGTGGACGGCGTGGTGCCAGGCGTGCCGACAGTCGAATAGATTGACTTGTAGGCGTTGGCAACATCGTTGTCGATGCTGGAGGCCAACTGCGAGATACGGGGTTTGAGAACCCGTTCCGCGAAGTCGTCCAACTGCATGGTCAGTTCAGCCGACGTGAAGTTGACACCAATGTGCTTCTGGCTTGCGACCGTCAGCGTGGTGTACTGCTCGTTGTCGTCCTGGACTTGCAGGGCGGCGCCATCGGTCACCAGAGCACGGTCGGGCAGACGAATGCGCAGGGTGGAGCCGATCTTTGCGCCTTCAACAGCAAATGAATCATCATATTGACGATTAACATTTCGAGTAAGAACCAGGTTGTTTTCGAGTATCTCGAGCGCTTTCCTGGTTATCATATCAATTGTTAAGATGGAATTGCTCACGGTATATATCCTTTTAAAACAATGTCAAAACCTAGATACTATTCTAGGCTAGCGGAGGCGTGCTTCCATCTTCTTCACCTGACGGGCGCGGTCGGCTGCGATCCATTCTGAAGTGCTCATCGACTTGATGGAGCGTGGATCAGTCGTATCGTAAGCCGGCGATGCCTTGCCACTGGGCGTGACAGGTGTAAAAGGAGCGGGGGCACTAGAAGTCTTTTTGACCATCGGTTCCGAGGCCAGTTTGGCCTCGATACGTCCGATCTCTTTGGCTTGCACATAAGGCGCCAAGCGGGAAATACGATCTGCTTCTTTCGGGTTGGCACCGAGGTAGTAAGCTACATCAGGGCCAATATCCGACGATTGGATCGTCTGCGCCATCACGGTCGTGATCTTGAGGCTTGGATTGTACGCGACTTGTTCAAAGTCATCGTACTTGTTCCGCGCCTCTTCTTCCCTGTCGTGATAAGCACCGAGAACTTCTGTCTGCTGGCGCTGCACATCCCGTTCGTAGAGCAACTGCTCGGCCTTCTTCATCGCCAATGCATCGGCGTAGGATTCAGTCGAGTCAAACTGCTCTGGTCGGGGATCAGCAGCGACGACAGGGGCAGCGACCACCCGCTCTCGTTCCCACTTTCGTTGCTCGCGTGCGAGCCTCTTTCCTATCGCGGCATCCAGCTCTTCTTGAGTGAACGCCTTTACCGGCTGTGCTTCTACAGCTTCAGGTGCCGCCGTGGCTTCCTGTTCTGGCGCGGGGTCTTCCGCTAGTACTTCTTCAGTCATTGTGTGAACCTTACGATTCCCTGGTGAACCTCACCAGTACGGTCATGCGTTGATTGCGGCAACTTTAGCTTGAAAAGTTGCAATGCGCGAGGCCAAAACGCTTTGGGCCTCGGCAAGTTTTTCTTGCGCTTGCGTAAGTGTAGCCTCTCTAGCCGCCAGAGTTGCGGCCTGCACATCTGCGGCCTTTACTTGAGCGGCAAGGACGCGGGCATTTTCGCTGGCAGCAGCGGCCGCATCAGCGTCCCGCTTGTCCAAATCCTTCTGTCGGGCGTCTTGCACTTGCTTCTTAGCGGCGGCGTCAGCCACGAGGGTACTCGCCGCCAGTTGGCTGGCTTGAGCATCGGCCTTGGTCGTGGCAAGCAATTGTTTGGCATCTTCACGCATCTTGGCGGCGTCTTCAACCGCTGTCAAAGCGCCTTGGCGCACTGCAAGTTCATCCCGCAACGCCGCCATTGCCGCTAGGTCTTGCGGAAGTTGCTTGGTGAAATAGGTGACGTAGTCTACCGCCGCAGCGGAATCATTCTGGATGTTCATAGCAGCACCTTTAGACGTAGTAGCTGATGTTGATCTTGGCGCTGGCCACCTGTTCGATGAACTGGATTTGGCCTATATCGCCATCGTACTGTAATGTCACGCCAGCCGCAAGGGGCATCCCCACCGAAGCGGTAGGAGCTATGCCATCATCACGCCAGCGAACAGCTTGCGTCTCGGGGGTGATGATGGCGATTGACGGGCGGCAACTCAGGCCGTTCAGGTCCGTAACAGGCACGGTCAGACTCGTAGCCGAGCTAAGAGTCGTAATTTGCTGGTAGCCCAACCGGCCGGTGATAGCCTTCAGATTCACTGCCATTTCAAAATCTCCAAGGTTGTGTAAAAGAACGCAAGCGTACTGTATACTCAAATGCTTGCTTAGGTGGAATGCTAAAAAACCACCCAGTGTTGTTGCCTGCGTCTACGTTTGTTGCTGAAAGGGCGCTCCAAGTAGCCCCGCCCGTAGCGTTTGAGTCCTGAATTGTCAGGTACGTTACCGTATCAGTGCCACTTGCGTCAGAAATCGTTGCCTGGGTTCCTGGGGTAGTGCTGCCCAGGTACTTCATGGTTGTGCCCGTGGTGACGAACGAGCCTACGGTGCTGGTAGTTCCTGCGGCAAGGTTTAGGGTGCCGCCTGTGAAAGTGAGCGCCCGTGTAGAACCTAGCGTCAAAGCATCAAGACAGTTGATGGTTCCCGTACTACTAAAAGTTACCGGGAAATCCATTGTTTTGGTGTTGCTGGTAAGCGTTGTC